GAGATAACTGAATATCCATCATTCCAGTATGCTTGTCGTTCTTCATCGGTGTACCCACTACCCACATTAACTACAATGTGCTTACCATCATCAATTCCTTCGCAAACAAGAGCGCCCATACGACCTACATTCTTACCAGTACCTTCTTCAATCGCAATAACGGTTAAATCATAGTCATACACCGGTTTATATTTCATCCAACTAGTTGACCTCTTGCATTCGTAAGGTGCATCTACTGATTTTATCATAACGCCCTCAAAGCCAGCGTTTACCATATCTGTACAATATCTACTAAACTGATCCTTACCTGCTGCGGTGTCAAGATCAACCATAATATGGGGTAGCAATTCCATATTGGTCATTGCTTCAATTACAGGACGCATTGCATCAAGCAATTCAATACGCTTACTCAAAGGAGCATTCCACTGTCCTTTACGGAAATCTTGTAGTGGGATAATATCAAACACATTGAACACACTATCTGCTGCTTGTACATTATCCTTACGCCGTGCTTGTCGCATAAGTTCTTGGAATGAGTTGCCAATCACTTCACCGTCAAGTACAAAACCATTAACCAGACTACGACCTTGATCTACACCTGCACATGCACGAACCATTAGGGTCCAATTAGCATGAATCTGTTCTTCAATATGACCAAAGTTCTCAAACACTTTACCATTGCGGCTATAGCAAACTACAGTGATGCCAAAGTCGCTAGGGATAACCGTGAACAATGCCCGAACCCCATCTAGTTTGGGTTCAAGCCGTTTTGTACCCTTCATTTCAGGACGACCTTCACCATTGGCTGCTAGTTGACAGCTAAAGATTGGGATTTCGTATTCAGTCTTTTTACAGATTTTGTTGATAGTAGTTGATGAGATACCCACACGAAGGTCTCTGCGTAACACTGGTGCTAAGAAAGTATTCCATTCATTACTATCAAACCGTTCAGCTAAACTGTGTACCGCATCTCGTGCAGCATGACCGGTCAATTTTCGTTGACTAAGATCGGTCAGTAGTTGATTAAAATCATCCCAGGGATTTTCTGCGTCAACGATTCCCGCAGTATCGGGAATCTGTTTAACACCAAAAACCAAGTACGGGTTATAGCAGGCTTTTGCAAATTTCAAAAAATTTTGAGCATTTGTACTACCCAGGACACTCGCCTCTAATGCTTGCAATACTACATCTTCTTTGTGAAGGCGACTATTTGATAGATTTAATTTTGTTATCCATGAAGCTGACATTGTTTTTCCTATTTAAATTTTTGTTTTGTTACGGGTAGTAGCCGCTACTGCACGGGCACGACATTCAGCAGTTACTTCTGGGGGTACATTTTCATAATCAGCTAGATTGTTACACTCATATTCAATGACAACAGTGTTGGGATCATCTGTACACAAATTCTCAGGATCCGGTCGTAGCGCAAGCATCAGTGTTATGAGGAGAAGTCCCCCAATTGTAATATTTTTTGTCATGTTATCACTAAACTATTCTTTTCATTTTTCAAGATGTTGACCAACTGACGATTGCGTTCATCTTGTTCTTTGCGTTCACGCTTTTTGACATCGCTAATCTTTAGCATTTGATCATAATCACGCGCCCACACTACACCTTGCATAAACTTGCCAGCCTCTTCCAATGATCCAACAAATAAGACAGCATCACGACAATAGATAGGCAATGAATCTTTATCTTTGGGAACCAATGCTATAGTTTCACCATAAGTATTATCGTATTTATTTGAGGCAAACTTCATTCCGATCTGATCGGTCATTTCTTCTAACTTGCGAATTTTTTGAATTGTAACCCAGCCTAACATATTATGCTTTCAATGTTTCCCAAATATATTCTTTTTCCATCTTTTCAACCCACTTGGTTCTGATACCACCTTCATCATGCAACCAAGCTATTACATTTTCATTACATCCCCAGCTAGTTGGCGGGAGTCTTGATTCAGTAGTTAACCATTTGACAATCTCAAAGATAACATGCTTGTTGGCATTGTCTGCGCTTGATACGGCTCCATACAAATTATTAGTAAGTATGCTTGTGAGAAAACCACCAGGCGGGTAACCTTTAAGGAAATAATTGTCCAATGCTTCCATTGTATGCTCAGGAAAAGCTAACTCACCCAATCGACGACTTTCTTTCTGTTTTGAAACCAGTGATAATTTTTTAGTCATGCTAATTCAAAAATAACATTAGTCCCGTGTTTTACATCTTCACCGACTCCCTTGACTGCTCCCGCTATTGTACTGCATCCTGAGATAAAAGTCAATAGCAATATACCCAATATCGTTTTCATGCGATTACCTTTACCCGATTCAATTGAGTAACATTGTCACGGTGTGCTTTGACAGTGCCCTGCAGGTCAACCATCATACCCACTTCTAGTTGATGTTTGAATGCAAAGAACAACACTTGGTCATCACTGGTGATGCCAGTGACATAGTTGGTGTCCCATTGTTGCGAATAGAAAGTTTTGAGAACTTCAATCCTGACCGAGACTTTATCAGTCAGTTGGCCAATGAATCCACCGGTAGCAAACGCAACTCGCTGGTCCACAGTTTGTCGTTTCATGCCACGCTCGTAGCATGAAGGCAAACTAGTGAGTACTGCGATATCATAATTAGTTTCAATAGTTTCACGATTGGCAAGTAGCATTGCAGTGTTGTCAAACTCCGACAACTTGATACCTTTAAGGATTTTGAATGTGAATGCTTGATAGAACTGTCGAACCAATTTACCTTGCTCAACATCTTCTGCGGTAATCATACTGGGTTCAGCAAGCAAATTCAGTACCAATCGGCGATTAGTTTGACCAGCGGGAGCATCTGCATCAACCTTGATATAACCTTGATTGAGGCGTTGTGCTTGACAGGCCGCAGCCCATGCGTCATCAGCGTTGATATTCAGGAGAGCAGGTTTGTGATAGTTAGCCATTTTGAGTCCTTTAATTAACTGTCTAAGATTGTATTATATACCCAAATTCATTTAATGTCAAATTTGGTTAATTGCGGACACCCGAATCTCAGCACTATCAACTTTGATACTGCGACTATAAACAGTGTTTTTGAACTTTTCACGCAGGTTGTATTTGCGATATTTGTCCAATGTCAGTGTCTTACCTTTAGTGCCAATTCCACCGCGACCCATAGAAATCAATGTATTCAATTGCTTGGAAAAGTAATAGTTACTATGTGTCAAATCAACGCCAATACCATTAGAGACAATGCGTTTGAGTTTATATACACTAGTAGGTCCTACAACACCTTCAACAAGTTTGTATTCAGCATTTTTAGAGAATTCAGCATAGTCAGATAAAATCATTTTGAGTCCTTTAATTAACTGTCTAAGATTGTATTATATACCCAAATTCATTTAATGTCAAGGCAGAAACGCCCCAATTAAGGGGCATTATTTGGGTAAGAATTACTTCTTAGGTGTGTTTTGGTTTACGAAAGCATACATCTTTTCAGCAGTTTCCAATACTTTGTCAAGTCCCGGGAACTCTGGCATACCAAATTTGGTTAAGATGCTACCGTCTTGGGCTTTTGATTGAGCCATTTCCCAGCCTTGCCATTTGTATGAAAACTCTTGGCTAGTAAGGTGCTGTGCTTGTTTAAGAATCTCGGTACGAATCTCGTAACCGTTTTTTGATACCCGAATTTCGGGCATCTTGGGAAAAGTATTTTCTGACATATTAATCTCCTTATGTGTTAATGTCGGTGTGTGAATGGCTTATTTTATCAGTCTTTGCCTTGACTATTTCACCCTCATTATGAGGATAACTTGTTTTTACTGATACTGTCAGCAGCATAAGACAACATCTCTATTGTATTCTTTGCTAGCATCTTTGCAAAGACTGTTTGGGCATCTATAAAGTCATTGGCAACTTTATTTAATCTCTCGTCTTTGTAAATTTGATTAGTTGCCATCCTTTTTGAGGATTGAATCAGATCAATATAAAATTCAGGTGTAAACATAATATTTCCTTTGTGTGTGTAATGAGTTTTTACAGAACTCATAACTGTATTTATACTTCAATATAGGTTTCTCTATACTTCTGCATAGCTTTTGCTCTGGCAACTGCTAATCTTACGATTACATAATCAGATAATGGTTCATCATCTAAATCTATAACCTTTATGTCTACTTCGTAGACTTTAGGACGACTGTATGCACGATGACAGTCCAAATCTTCTGGGCCATCATCGTCCCTATTATTGTCGTCTATTGTTAGATTACTTAGAAGCAGGAGTTGCTGGCTTGACTGCCGGTGCTGCTGGAGCAGCTTTATCTGTAGCTTTTTTGTCCTTGACAGGTTTATCACTTTTAGTGGCATCCACTTTTTTGTCTTCCTTTTTCTTAGCCAATTTAAGTTCTTCTTTGGCTGGTGCTGTAGCCTTAGCAGGTGCTGCTACTGGTTTAGCCGCGGCTGGTGCCGCGGCTTCAACTTTGTCAGCTGGAGTCTTTTTAGCTTCTTCTTTCTTGGACGGGGCCGCAGCGGGTGCAGCAACAGCGGGTGCTGTAGTCTTGGCTGGCTCAGCAGCCAAGGCGGCAGTGGCCAATAAAGTAGCGATAACAGTGACGATTTTCTTCATTTGTGGTTTCCTTTTAAAGTATGAAAGTTGGTAGCAACATTATTGTGTCTACATATATATAACGTGGCAGCCCACGGAACCGTTGACAAGACTAAATACTAAATGCAATTACAATACATTTCTTATCAGGGCATCTACGATGGAACTAATTTTGAGGATGCTGCCTTACCTAAACAAATAACCAAATCCATGAATCATGGATTTAGTACCATGGTGAATGTCTGGCGCGATAGTGGGAAACTTTATTTGGGTGTTAATCAACCAATTACTGAAGTGACTGAGAAATATCTGCAAGGACCTAGATTTTGGCTAAATGCCATGAATAGTGATATGCAGAATTGGATTGTAACTCAACCAAGCAATCTTTACCCAAACTACTTCTGGTTCCCCACTGCTACCGAAAGTACACCGGTAACCGCAAGTAATGGAAAAATTATTACTCCCGGTACTGTTCCTGTAAACAATACCAGTGTTATATTTCTTCCTGAGATACAGGATAGAGGAATGTTCAGTACAGTACACCTACGATGTTTCGGTGTATGTAGTAATTATTTGTCTTTTATTAAACGAATGCGTAATGAAGGTGTGTGGTATTAACTGGATTTTCCTTCAGTTATTGTCGCACCCTAACTGATTCTAAATAACTTTCTATATCACCATATAGTGCTAGCATCATTGCTATCTTACTATCATATAGTCTTATAAACGGTTCTTTTGCTTCTATGGTTTTATTTACGCTAAAGTAATATGGACATTTAATTTTCTTATTACATTCAGTTAGAAACTTATACCAATGGTTAAGTTTAATCTTAACCGGTAAGTCAAAATATTCAATTTCTGCTTGTCTAAACATTAGATCACCTTGTGGGGTGAGGCGTAGACTATCACCTGATTTGGTGAACCACCAATCACTTATAACTGTTTCAATTGGGATGTTATTACTAGGCAGTTGATCCATAACTGCTCTAGTGATTGTGTATTTTACTTTTCGTCTATCATTCATCTGGGTACACTGTGGTACCGGTATTCATAAACACCACAGTGAACAAAGCTGTTTTAAATTGTATGTTTAGTTTGCGACAAAGATTCCGTGCATGTCCAGGATTACTGAAACTTGTTTTCTTATACTTGGGAGTAGCATCCGGATCTTGATAGTGCTGTGACTTTAAATTGATAGGTTGACCATCATAGAATACAGCCCATATACCTGCAGCTTCTACGATTTGATCAGACTTGTATGTTACTTTATCTACAAATTCTAATAATACTTTTGGTTGCATTCTTGCCATTAAAATTTACCTCCGACTATTTCAAGTTGAATAACTTCGGAAGTGTTTTTCTTTCCCTCAGTAACCTCATAGTGATCTACCAACAATTTAGCTAATTCATCACGCAGACCACGCGCATCGGATAATGGGATAACCACATCCTTACCCTGTCTACTTTCAATATTAGTTACTCTATCAATAAATCGTTTAATATGCATTAGATATTTATCTGAGTTTTTGCTTCGTCCTCAGTTTTATAAGGACCCATATACTCATAACGCTGGATAAAGATGTATTTAGGACAAAAAATGATATTTGGTTCTTCACCTTGATACAAAACATACCAACCCGCGGCATGAAAGCACTTGCTTTTCAGTGTTTTTGTAAAAACATGTATCTTGCGCTTGATATCAAGTATAGAGTTATATGCCTTCTTGGTAGTGGGATAATCGTTGAAAGGAACTTCTTTTTTTGTTTTATCTAGCTTAATGGTTTGAAACTCTATATTGGTTTGCTTTTGAATACTATTAGTATTTTTAAAATGAGTTTTACTGCCGTTAAGTTTTACCTCAAAGCCGGACCCATCAGCAATAACATTTCCTACCTTTTCAGTACCATCAGTAACAATCCAAAATTGATTCTTAACGACGGGTTTTGCGATTAGTGGTTTTGTCATCTTCTTTCATTTCTATTAATTTTGTAATCTTTTTAAAATTACTTTGTTTGTCTACTATAACATTATAGGTTACATCTGCAAAGCGAATTGGCAAATCTAAATGAATGACAAACTGCGGACCAATTGTATCATTGATTACAGTATCAAGTCCAATCGCACCCACAAACGGAATTTTGTTCCAATATCCAAAGACTCGTTGACCAAATGCATATTTAGCCTTGTGCCTATTCTTAGCAAAATAATCAGCTAGACTTACCATACTATTCCCATTGATGTGTTTTGTCATTCCAGTGACGAGTATCGTACAGGTACAATTCACATTCGTAACCAAACAGTCCAAATTCCATGCGTAGTCCAGCATGATCTTGTCTAATTGAATATGCTAATGCTAATTTAACAATATTTGCTGTACAGTAAATATTGGCTTCAACTGCTTTATTCTTAGTGAGTAGCTTGCTAGTACCTGTTAATATTTCAAAGCGGGTGCTGAAGGGATAGTCAATAGAAAAATTTATATTGATCATTCTTCAACTCCGAAATATTCTTCTATCTCTTTCATCGCAGCGACTCCTACCATGCCTGATACTTTTTTATCAACAATGTCGAGGCATTTAATAACAATCAACCGGGCGAACACCTCTAAGTCTGGTTGTGGAAACGGGATTTCATTACCTAGCCTGTCGTATTTTCTAGTTGCTTCTTCAGCAAGCAGTTTAATTTGTTCGTTCATGTTATATCTGCTAGGATGTTTAGTAAAGTCGTTTATTCATTTTCTTTTTCGTTACTATGGGCTGCACATACTGTTTTAATCCAACCGCCACTAGTTTGCTCACCGGGAGCTCCGCATTCTTCACAAGTAACCCCACTCATGCTTTCTGCCATACGGACCATTCCGTCAATAATATCATCGCCACCTGTGTAGTAGAAGCGTAGTGTGCCAAACTTTTCTTTAACTTGATCTAGTGTAACTTGTGGAATCGGTTCAGGCACTTGTCTACTGTCTCCGGCAATAATTTCCGCAAGCCGTTTTTCTTTGTACTCTGGATTGATAACACTTTTCATTTCTTCTTCAAACAGATCAAAATTGCCCCCTCTGGCTTGTGTAGCCATATTGTTATAATCTATGGCCCACTTACGCTGTTTCTCTTGCCAATCAAGATGATGTTGGATATTGCCCATAAGTTGATCCAATATATTGAACCATCCTTCACCGCATGAAAAACCCCAACACATGCAAGTCTCCATTGGAGATTTATTGCGGTTGACCATCATCTTTGGATACTTCTCGCATAATAGCGTATCTAATTCTTGTTTCATTCTTCAACTCCAAAATGTTCTTTAATTTGATCAATACCTTGATCTACAGCATCATGCCAAGTACTTGAGTATTCTTGATTATTCATAGTCTGCCACGAGTGCATTTCATTCAGAATGGCACAACATTCACCTACAATCAACTTGGTGAACTCTCTCATTTGATCAAAAGTATACCCGTGCATATCTCCTTGTTCAGGATCATACCCTAACCATTCTTGCGCTGGTAATTTAATTTGGTTGTTCATACCACCTCCACTACACGATATTGACTGTGCGGGTAATTCTTCATAAGCCATTCAATCATACCTTCTTCATAAGGAAGAAATACACTATTGAATTTGTTGGTTATACACTTTTGCATGATCAATCCTTTGTTAATTCAGCAACTAATAAGAAATGATCGTATGCTTTCTTAACTGCTGGATTAGAGTATAACACATCTGCTTCCTTTTGTAAAGCCTTTATAGCTACTTGGGCAATATCATGTGCGCTTGAATGGCTCAATGAGCAAAGTTCATCACCAAACTCTTTGGCCAATTTCTTCCATGCTCGTTGTTGTCCTTTGGTAACAGGAGTTTGTTGTGGACGCATTTCACTGGCCACACGTATAGCATGAGTAATCGCATCCTCTGCTACGCGGCCTGCTGCAATCATTGCTGCATAGTTAGGATCGATGTTGTACCTGCGACTCTGCCCTCCCGGATAGCACATCACAAGATGATTACCTTTTGGAAAACTATCAATGTATTCACTGTCATATTCTGCAACAGGTTTATAAATTACCCTACCTGCATTAGATAGTAGTTTTTCGTAGTAAATCTTTTTCATATCATGTCCACAAACTCTGCCTGATCTTAATTAAACGAATCAGCATTTCTGTATCTTCTTTTTCGTAGGCTTTTTCAATCTTGGATAACAGTTTCATGGCCTTGTTGCTTGCTTTTTTACTAGCAGTATCTTTTGAATTCATCCCAATCCAGTGATCACCATGTTCATTCCGCAAACTATCGCAGTAAGCACTCCACCCACTTGCATCATGTGGATCGGGACGATTGCGATAGGTAACTGTCCACCAAGTATAAAGTTCTTTGAGTTCCTTGGCCCTAATTGCTTGACTAGTAAGTACTGCCTCACCTTTCTTATCTTCATCCAAGAATTCTTCATTGGTAAGTGTCATTTCCCAATCAAGATGATCTAGCCCAGCCTGTGGACAGCGCCACACCCTCCAACGCCACCAACCACTGGCCCAGAATGGAGGATTGTACTTAGCGCGGGCTGTTTTATCACCCCAGGCAATGTGTGACCATGCTTGTTCAATTTCAACAAAGTCTACCAGTTCGTTAAACAAGCAAGGAAGAAACCGATTACCAACATCGCACCAATCACCAGGCTTAATATCACGCGCATGGGCAGTAAGACTGTGAGTACGACTAACCCAGCGATTATTGATGTAATACTTGATGCTGTATAAACTTCTAATAGGCCAAGTGACAAAATCTTGGATATCACCAAGGGCTTCTTCAGCTACCCAATAGCGGAAGTTATGTTTCATTTGAGCCCGAGTTGTCCATTCATTCCATTCTTCGGCTGTGCCTGCTTTAAGTTTGTTAGTGCCTCGAATCCAATCAGCGAGTGGACCGCAAGACCAATAGTGTGTGTGCTGTGCCATTTATTCTCCTAGTTTTTCCCATACCCATTCAGACTCTTTCATGTGTGCTACTGGTTTCAACCATCCATTACTAATGCAGTCAGATATAATTTGCTTATAATTTTCAGGACATTCTCTGTTAATTTCAAAACTAGCCCTAGGAATATTAACAAAACCCTTTTTATCAATCATAGTAAACTCTGGATCACCGCATCGTATTGTCTTAATGCGAAAAGATGATTCAGTTACCTTCATTTCAAAATACCCTCATAAGGACTGTTAAGCCATTTTGCATAAGTCTCAGCATTTGTACTAATTTTAGCCAAATCGTATTTACCACAAAACTTCAGAAAGTGAATACCAACTTGCGGAATAGTAGTTGTACGAACACCCTCACGAATATGTGTGTCTACTGACAGTTTAACATCATCGGGCTGGGCTGTCAAGTCTATGAGTACCCGATTGCGTTCATAATCATCACGCACACGATGTTCCACACCATTGTGGTCCTGCCAATGTTGCAACATCAGATTGTTCCACGCATAGCCTTGCTTAGTTCTATCAGCGTATGCCTCAATCAATCCAGCTTTCTTTTGTGTACCTTTTTCTCTTACACCCGGATAAGCCGAAAACACATTGTCAGTGGCATCACCCCTCATGGTCTTCTTGAACAGCAGATATTGTGGATCCTCTAGTAGTTTAATATTCTTTTCTTTGTCCTTTACAGGTTTACCCTTGTCATCAAAATATCCTTCAAGTGTGATTAGATGCCCAGCGACACCGTTATACTGTTTTACCTTGGGAGTGATAAGTTGCAAATAATCAGTATCGCTACTGATAATAAAATGTTCATCATCGGGATGCAAGTGAATGAATCGTGCAATCAAGTCATCAGCCTCAGCTTTTGGATCACGCAGGACACTACAGTTTGTGCGGTCTTTAAGATATGTGCAAAATGTCTCATACGTGGTCCAAAACAGGGTGTTCTCATCGGCCTCAGCTACTGTTTGAGACAAGGTATCTACTACGCGGTTCTTCTTGTACGGAGCATAGAAGTTTTTGCGCCAGCTTTTCCCCTCCAAGCAGAAGACCACATGATCCACCCCAAACTTACGCACAATTTGATTTGTGCTAGCCAAGGTAAGATGTAGGGCCATTCCTATTTTCTCCTCAACTGTACTACTGCGTGATGCAATGTGCCGGGCACGAAAAAATGTATTTGCGGTATCGATCAGGGCGTATTTCATATGTGTGTATTATATATTACTATGTAGATATTGTCAAACTATATTAATCACCGTTTACCCGCTTACCATTTTGATCATATTTATTTAGGTAATCCTCATTGATTGAGGTTTTCAACGCATCGCTGCTTGCACACCGGGTATATAAATTTTCTGGTCTATTGTCAGTTCGGTCACCGTTAAGATGATCACATTTCAACTGTCTTTTCCAATGCATATTGAATTCATCATCAGTCAATTTACGCTTCAATTTATGCAGCGCCAGATCATCTGCTTGTACGCTCCCAGTACGTTTACAGAAGGTAACTCCCTTAGCATCAACTAATCCCAAGTCGGTGCAATGTTGGCAATAGTCTTTCTTGTTCATTTGATTTTGTGAACCCGGATCGTAACCCTGATCAAAGTGAGGCTTAATCACTTTAGTTACATTATTCTTTTCAACGGGCACATGAGTGCGAATGATGTTCAGATACAAGTCTAACCCTTCATTAGGGGTGTGCATGTTTTGCCGGAACTGATCAAACGCAACATCTAGCAATGATGAATCATTGGGAATGACAATTTTAACAGTATTAACAAACACTACATACTTTGCCAACAGAATTTTTTGTTCAAGTGACACCTCCAATTCAGCAATTTGTCGTGCTTTGTCGGTGTGATCATATACTCCGCACAATAAACGCTTTGCTCTTGCCATTGTTTGCAATTGCATCAAGCAAACATTCTTTGCGCTAGGATAACCCAAGAATGAAATTTGTTTCAGTCTAGGTATATCCCAACCCATATTACCTTGCATAACCACACCTAGCAAAAACGGATCTATAATATTAGATTTGTTATTAGCCAAATCAATAATGTCATACGCATCATTGCAGTTATTATATTGATTATGGCTTGTTTTAAAATACACTTTTTCGTCTGATGTAACAATACCAATATCTGCTTGCAATGATTTAGCAAAATTTATGAAATTATTCTTCCGACCACGAGTTTTATACAATGGAATAGACTTACCGGCATCATAACGCCCAAATTTAAAAAACGCACCGGGAATAATTTGAACAATGTCAATTTCCATTGCCTTTTTCCAAGTTTCTACATCAATGTCATTGAAAAATTTATCACACTTTTCAACAGTCACTTCATAAGTCAACTTTGACAATTCATATGTATTCAACAATTCACTCCGGTAAGTAGATGAATTGACATATGGTTTAATAGGTGTCATTTCTGCAAACACACTAGTATTTTTATACTCAGGCATAGGGGACAACGATTTAAACACCTTAGCACCCAATGTAGTTCCGCCTTGCTGACTTACAGTAGCAGTACCGGTATAACCTAAGACACGCGATCCGGCAACTGCCATACCATTTATAGTAGGCAACCACTTGGGGTCAAAGTTTTTGTTATTACGACCTTGATCATAAAAGATTGTAGTAGCATCAATTGTACCCATACCAAAGTGAATTTCATCAACAAAAATATATTGATTT